TTTGAGAAAGTTCAACAATATTTTTAGTTCGTTTAGCCTTTGGATTTTTAATGGTCGTTGACTCGTCAACAACCATCATAGACTTATGAGACCTTAAAAACTTAGCTGCAAAAAGTTTTCCTTTATCGCTACTAAAGGCCTCTACATTCATAATTAAAATATGAAGATCTTCTCCTGTTTCAAATAAACGATCTAGTTTATCTTGTTGTTTTTGATTGATAAGAGATTTCCATAGAACTTTTACAATTGGAATTCTTTCAGGTAGATGAGCAGGTATTTCTTGACCATACCAGGTCCCTATTACTCCATTAGGAGCAATAATTAAGGCCCCATCTACTTTTCCTTTATCATAAAGCATGGCTAAATTATCGAGAAGAACCTTAGTTTTTCCTGTTCCCATCTCCATAAAATATGCAAATGTGCTTTTATTCCATGACATTTCCAAAGCAGTCAATTGATGCTTATATGGCTTAGTTTTAAATTTATAATCCATAACTTTCTATACGTGCCATCCCACCGCCCAATTCTTCTTTATACTTTCTATTGTCTTGTTATACATTATATTGTAATGTACAGTCAACAGAAAGTATTGTTAGTAAAAATGAATTCCGAAGAAAGAGTAAACTCTCAACCAAAAGTATATGTTATACAGGAAATCGCTGGTACTCGCCAGGGGAACCCTAAAATCAACATTATTGGTGCAGCCAAATATGGCGATTTTGTGTTCTGTCTCCCTGAAATGGCGCAAATAATCTTTTCTCCCGGACCTTTAATATTTAAACTTAGAAAAGTTCTAAAAGACTATACAGAGAGAGACTATCTATTACTTACTGGAGATCCTGCAATTATAGGAGTCGCGTGTGCACTTGTATGTGATACAAATAATGGTAAATATAAGGTATTGAAATGGGATAAACAAGAAAGGAGATATTACCCAATAGAAATAAATCTACATGAAACAGGAAAAAAAGAAGATTAAAAATATTCCTATGTTATACTTGACAATTATAAATTAACTCTTTATATTTTAAAAATAAGAAAGCTAGAATATTATGACTGATATAAACTTTGAAGAAGACCAACAAGATATTATTGATAGTACTGGGCATTTAGATTCATTAGCTGCCCAAATAAAAAAACTGCAAAGTCTAGAGAATGAAATTATTGCAGAGGAAAAAAGTTTAAAAGATAAGAAAAAGAATTTAGTACATATGTCTGAAGAAATTATTCCAACATTATTAAGTGAAATGGGATTGTCATCACTAAAATTAGTTGATGGTTCTTCAGTAGATGTTAAACCATATTATGCGGCGAATATTTCGGTAGCAAACCGGGATGCGGCGTATGGTTGGCTTCGTTCTAATGGCCTAGGTGATATTATTAAAAATGATATTACTGTTTCCTTTGGACAGAACGAAGATAACAAGGCGGCACAATATGCTAACCTTGCGAAGGGTCAAGGGTTTCAACCAACACAAAAGTTGAAGGTTGAGCCCATGACTCTGAAAGCGCTAGTCCGTGAGCGTATCGAGGCAGGTAAAACGATGCCAATGGACATATTTAACGTGTTCGTAGGAAACCGAACCACAATCAAAAAAAAGGAAACATGAACCAAGAAACAAGCATAGTTAAAAAAAATGCAGGTGCATTATCTACGAATTTATTCGAAGCTGATGCAAATGCTGGCTCTCAGAATATAGAGCAAGAAGATCTTGCTTTACCTTTTCTGAAAGTCTTGGGTCAACTTTCTCCTGAAGTAAATAAAAGAAACAGTAAACATGTCGAAGGGGCAGACCCCGGCATGATTATTAATACTGTAACTTCTGATCTTTACGACGGAGATAAAGGCATAGAGATCGTGCCAGTCTTTTACAAAAGACAATATATAGAGTGGCAAGATCGAGGTGAAAGTTCGGGCGCTCCTGTTCGCATTTACAACGCAGAGGATGATGTCCCACGAACCACAAGGGATAAGTCTAACAAAGACAGACTTCCAAATGGTAACTACCTTGAGAATACAGCAAATCATTTTGTGATTTTACTGGGTAAAACTCCCTCAACTGCTTTGATTTCCATGAAATCTACTCAATTAAAAGTGAGTAGAAAATGGAATTCAATGATGATGGGAATTAGACTTCAAGGTAAAGAGGGCTTATTCACACCGCCTATTTATAGCCACATTTATAAACTAAAAACTGTACAAATGACTAACGATAAAGGAACATGGTACGGTTGGGATGTGTCTAAGGTTGGTCCTGTCTCTAATAAAGACGTCTATGGACAAGCTAAACTTTTCTCAACTAAAATTGGGAAAGGAGAAGTATCAACTAATATTGAAACTCGCGAAGTAAAGTCTAAATCGATAAATTTATAATTTCCTTTGCGAAGGGAAACAGGGGTGGTAGAGGGAGACTGAAGCCACCCCCATCCATTATGACAGAAAGAACAGATAAATTTAGAAAAATATTTTGGGGATCCGAAATCGGATATGGCACCTTTACTATCGATAAAAATAATAACGGAAGTCAAAAACAAAAAGGAAAAGCCATTACTAATAAATCTTATCCTGAAGATCAGCTGTGGGAGGATCATTTAAAAGGTATTGGTGCAGGTCTAGGTATCATTCCCATTAATGCAGATAGTAAATGTCAATGGGGATGTTTAGACATCGATGAATACCGAACCAGTGGACTAAACAAAAAAGAACTTGTACTTAAAATAGAAAGATTAAAATTACCTCTTATTGTATTCAGATCAAAAAGTGGAGGAGCTCATGTATTCTGTTTTTGTAAGGAATTCATTCCTGCTAGATTAATGAAAATCAAAATAACTTCTTATGCTGCGATTTTAGAAATTGGAAGTAAAGTAGATAAAACTTTTCCTGTCCAGGATACAATCTTAAAAGATAAAGGACATGTTGGTAGTTTTTTAAATTTACCTTACTTTAATGAGGAAGAAGGATCTCGATATGCTTATAAAGAGGATGGTGAAGCAGCTACTCTAGAAGAGTTTTTTAAATTATATGAAAAAAAAGTTTTACCTAAAGAAGAATTTAACAGGACAACTAAAATAATAAAAACCAAAAACCCATATGCGGAAGCTCCTCCTTGTTTAATTTCCTTACGAAAAGGAGTCCATGAAGGAGGAAGAAATGATGCATTAACTAATTTTGCCATTTTTTACAAAAAAGCTTACTTAGAATTTGGAATAGATGAAAATACAAAGCAGCATTATACCTGGCAAGAATTAACTCGAAAAGGAAATCGCCTTTACATGAAACCTCCCTTAGAGGAAAAAAGTGTCGAAACAATTATAAACTCAGTTGAGAAAACAGAATATCATTACATGTGCCAAATCCCTGTTTTAAAAAATGTTTGTCAATCTGACGTATGTATAACTAGACAATATGGAATAGGAGAACAATTAGCAACTGGAATTATTGGAGAAGTAATGGAGTATGGTCAAGATAGATATTTAGTAGAAGTAAATACTAATCCTAAAAAAGAACTTCTCATTGAAGGCGCGACTTTAATGTATAAGATTCCATTTTACAATGAAGCCATGAAACAAGCAAGCGTATGGCTACCAGAAATGAGTGGACCTACTTTCAAAAAAATGATGCGGAAAAAATTTGATGAAAAAACTTATTCAAAAGAATATGTAGAAGAGGCTAATGAAGATTTAGTTTTTATAAAATATTTCGATCAATACATAAAGAAACAAAGCGCTTACACTGACAAAACTAACTTATTAGAATATAAACGTCCTCACTTTAATCCCGACCATAAAAGTTTATCGTTCAATCTAGATTCTTTTGAAGACTTTCTAGTGGAGAAAAAAATAAAAATGAAAAGAGTTGATCTTGTTCTTAAAATTCAGCGTATATTAAAAGCTAAAAGAGACAGAGGAAAAATAAATGAAAAGTCTTGTGTATCATGGAAAATACAAAATTATGAAATAGCAAAGGAAAATTTAGTAGTAGAAGGAGAATATACAGAAGAAGACAAAAAAGAAATAACTTATGAAGAAGATCAAAGCTAGATTTGTAGTGGGCCCTCCTGGAACAGGAAAAACCCATATTTTTTTATTAGAAAAATATAAGGAATGTTTTTTAAAATACAATCCGGAGAAAATAATTTTAATTTCTCATACTAATACTGCAGTTAAACAAATATTGGACGCCGTACGAGATTGGGAAGAAGTTAAGAAAGGAGGTTATAAAAAAGATTTTTTCACTGATAGAATATGTACCATCCATCACTATTGTAAAGTAAAACTTAAAACAAAATCAGTTTTTGACGATGATGCAAAAGAACACTTTAAAAATCTCTGTGTTCTAAATGCAGGATTCAGATTAAAGAATACAAATTACCATAACGACCTATCTAAATATCATCCATTCTTCAAGTATATTAATCACGCTCATGGGAAAGGTAAAACTCTTGAACAATTTTGGAAATCTTGTGACTATTATGAATACGACCCTTATAATCTTCCTCAATTACTTATCCTGAATGAAGTTTATGAAGATTATAAAAAAGAACATAGCATCTATGATTTTGCAGATATGATAAAAGAGTTCAATGAATCTCCGAAAGAAAGTGACATAGATGTTCTTATCGTAGACGAAGCGCAAGATACAAACATTCCTCAGTTAAAAGCAGTCAACAAGATGGCGCAAAATATAAAAGACAATCATTTCTATATGGTTGGAGATCCTGACCAGACTATTTTTGAATTCTCTGGATCCGATGCAGACTATTTTCATAAAGAAGCAGCGAAACCTTGGAAGGAACTTGAACAAGGATTAAGATGCAGCAAAGTCATAAATGAATATTGCAAGAAAATTATTAAACCGATTTGGAATCATTATAAATACCAAAGAACTTGGACTCCGACTAAGGAAGAAGGACACCATTATTATTTAGCTGATTTAAACCCCTCAAAAAACTTACAAATTTTATTAGATAAAATACAAAATACTGATCAAACATTTTTATTTACTTTTCGTGGAAAACCTAGCGACAAAAGAATTAGAAATTTTTTAATTTCACAAGGAATAGAATTTGCACGTATGGGAAATTCTGCTTATGTATCTAAAAAAGAGTTTCGATGTCACGACATATGGGAAGACTGTCTCAAAGGAAAAAGCTTTAATTTACAACAACTTAGAGACTTTTGGAAATACCTTGGGAGTAAAGCTGTCCCTCATGGAAAAGGGAAAGTAGAACTGTTCGATAACTGGATTAATAAAGATTACACAATAGACGAATTAATTGCTAAAGAATTTTTAAAAGAAAATATAAGGGAACTCGGTTTTTTTGATTTATTAAGAAAGAGAACAGACAACAAAACTCAGGAAGAGCATGAAGAGCGAATGATCTATATTAAAAAAGTAATAAGACAAGGCTTCAAGTTTGATGAAAAAGTAAGAGTCCAATATGGCAACATTCATCAAATAAAAGGAACCACTTTTGACAACGTTATTGTAGATTTAACAGTTCATCGGGTAGAACCCTGGTTTATACAGCTGCGATTAAAATACACAGCCTTTAGTCGAGGAGTATCTGATTGTTGGAGTCTATGTTCAGCAACTGGTTTTACATTAGGAGAAAAATGAGCCCACACACACTTACTAGCGAACTTGTTTTATTATCAATGATGACATTTTATTTTGGAATCAAACTTTATTTTATATTTACATGAGTACATACAATAAACAAATTGGTGGAGATCATTATAAAAAAATGAAAATTCAACCGAGTAAGTTTGTAATCGAAAACAAATTGCTCTTTCCCGAAGGAAATGTTATTAAATATGTTTGCAGGCACCCTTATAAAGATGGAAAGCAAGATTTAGAAAAAGCTAAACATTTTATTGATATGATTATTGAAAGAGATTATTAATGTGTCAACGTCCTGAACTTTATGAACTAGATTTAAAAGGTATCCACACAGTAGCTGTGGATTTAGAAACTTATGATCCTGAATTAAAAACAAAGGGTTCGGGAGCTGTTCGAGAAATAGGTTTTGTATGTGGTATTGCTATAGCAACAGGTAAACAAACTCTATACTTTCCAATTAGACATGATTATACAAGTGATAACCATGATCCAAAACAAACATGGAACGTTTTAAATAAAAACCTCTTTCAAAATAAAAATATACGAAAAGTTTTTCATAATGCCATGTACGATGTTTGTTGGATAAGAGCAGAGACTGGACAAATGCCTAAAGGAGAATTACTCGACACGATGATTGCAGCATCCATTATTGATGAAAATAAATTAAAATATTCTTTGGATGCTATTAGTAAAGAATACTTAAAAGAAATTAAATATAAATATACTCTTCGAGATAAAGCATTAGAAAATCATAAAATAAAAGATCCTTTAAATAATATGGATAAGCTCTCTTACGAGACAGTATACGAATATGCACATCAAGATGTAAATTTAACTCTTAAGTTATGGAAAATTTTTGAAAAAAAATTGGATCAAATTATATATAAACCCAAGCAGAAAAGTCTACGTAAAATTTTCAATTTAGAAACAAAACTTTTTCCATGTTTAGTTGACATGAAATTTAAAGGAGTTCGCATAGACGTTGAAAAAGCCAAACAATTTGGCAACAAACTAGAAACAAGACGAGACCGTCTCGTTAAATATATTAAGGATCATACAGGAATAAAAGTAAATATATGGGCAGCTTCCTCTATTAAGACCCTATTAGATAAAGAGAATATAACAGATTATAAAAAAACACCTAAATCTGAAACTCCTCAGCTTCCTAAACAGTATTTAAAAACCCATAAGAATCGTTATTTACGAATGATCGCTCGAGCTCGAGAGTGTGATAAAGCAAAAAGTGCATTCATTGAAGGGATTCTCAAGTATGTTCATAAAGGAAGAATACATGCAGATATTAATCAAATACGATCCGGAGACGCAGGCACTGTCACTGGTAGATTTTCAATGTCTAATCCTAATCTACAACAAATCCCTACCAAAGGACCTGTCAATATGCGTGAACTTTTTCTACCTGAAGAAGGATATCAATGGGGAGCTTTTGACTATTCTCAACAGGAGCCACGTATCGTTGTACATTATGCAATTAAAATTTTAAAAGAGGATGAAGATACACCCATGCATATTTTAGACGCCTTAGAAGATTTAGAAGAACAATATAAAAATAATAAAGACGCCGATTTTCATAAAATTGTGGCAAAAATGGCTAAAATTCCCCGTAAAACAGCGAAAACAATTAACTTAGGACTATTTTATGGAATGGGTCGAACTAAACTGCAAAAAGAATTGAACTTGTCTAAGGAAGAAGCAAAAGATTTATTCAATAACTACCACGAAAAAGTTCCTTTTGTTCGAAAACTTTCACAAACATTGGCAAAATTTGCTGAGGAAAATAGATTAATTTTTACTTTGGAAGATCGTTTTTGTCATTTCGATAAATGGGAACCGATTGATAAACGATGGAATGATGAAGATGGAAAATTTGAAATTTCAGAACATGAAAAAAATGAAGAGACTGGCAGATGGGAAATGAAATATTATCCTGTTCCAATCCTTTCTATGAAGGAAGCACAAACTCGATTTAAGGCCCAACAGACTCCGGAAGAAAAAAAAGAAGATCCTTTTGGTGAAAATTTTCATCAAAAATATAAACCAGCTTTTACTTATAAAACATTGAATAAATTAATTCAGGGTTCTGCAGCCGATATGACAAAAAAAGCAATGGTTAATCTTTATGACAAGGGGATACTTCCTCATATCCAAATTCATGATGAATTATGTATATCAATCAAAAATAAAGAAGAAGGAAACATTATTAAAACAATCATGGAAGAAGCAATTCCACTTGAAGTTCCTAATAAAGTAGACTATGAATCGGGACCTAATTGGGGTAAGATTGAATAGGAGGAAAACATGGAAAAAGTAAAACAACTTTGGAAATTAGCAAAAGATCATCCAAAGATTTCTATCACTATAGTGGTAGTTATTGTTACCATATATTTTTTAGTAAACTAGGGGCTATATGAAACATGGCCTACTTAAACGCAAACATCCCTGTGATCTATGCACAGATCAGGAGAGAATATCTCTATGACCTTAAAGAACACCATGGAGAAGTGGAGGATTGTATTGTATTTGGGTTGGCATCGATTACGGGACGTCCTATACTCTTTCACGCTATTATGGAAAATGGTGCGATCTTCTATCGCCTTCCTATCTCCGCGTTCATTCAAAGAGGATTTAGAGCAGATCAAGTTCCTCGATGTAGACTTGATGAGCTGGAGCTATGGAATTGCTTTAGTTACTATCCTAGCGTTACTTCTTTTGATATCCTGGACGCCCAGTCTGGGAAATATATAGGAAAAGATAAAAAATGGTATCCAGGAGCATATCTTTTTACAGTTGACTGGGCACATCCCGAGAGTAATATAGTAGATACTGATCATTCAGAGATCCCGCACGAACATAAGTGCGCACATGTAATGGCGTTAGATAATGGTAATTATGCAGCTCAACCAAACAATAGAATCATATGGAGTATTCCATCTTTTACTGTTAAAGATGAAGTTCCCTTTGATTGGAAGGTTCAAACCAGTGAATGGAATGTTGAAGATGATCGTAAATGGAAGGCAGAAGATACTGATAAATTCTTCTATAATATTGAGGAGACCAAAGATGATTAAATGGTGGAAAAAATTTTTAAAATGGCTTTTTGAAAATGATCAATAAATGTAAAAGTTGTTATTGTGATTGTCACTGTTCTTTAAAAGAACATTCTGACATGAATGGGGTATGCCCATGTCAATTGTGTGCCTGTAAACCATCAGCAATAAGAGCTACTAATGATGAGTGTGAATCATGTCAATAGATAAAACAAAATGTTGTAAAACACACACAGAAGAAAAAGAAAAATCTGGAGAGTGCTGTCAAGTAGATGAACAAAATCTAAAAACTATGACCCTTCACGAGTTGACCAAAGCAAATCCAACTTTAACATATAGACAAGTGGAAAAACTAAAGGAGCAATATGAATAAATTATTTATGGTCGTTGCCCTATTATTTGCCTTGAGCGCCTGTACGGCCACGCTAGGTAAAAAATGTACCTATACACAAGAAGGAACTAAAATTTCTTCATTGGTATGGATATATACTGACGGCAAACCAATTGATTTAGACAAAAACAATTGTAACTAATAATGTGTGTGCTCGATCATCGTTCCATTTAGGT